CGAAACCAGGGACGAACCTATAATGTACAAAGTGCAATGTTTTTGATTTCGTGGGATCGTCTGGTTTATAGTTTCTACGGATACTTAAAATTTGTTTAGAGTTTTCCTCAACAGTTACAATATATGGTAAAGCAATATCTTCTTTATCTGCAAATGGTTTAGGCAATTCTAAATAACAATGTTGTTCCAATAGTGTATATTGAGGATCATTATCTCCAGAAGGATTTAATCCTAAAATTTGATCCATTTTAGAAGTAATAGGAGATAGTATAGGGATAGAAGGTTGAGGTAAGTCAACATCTCTGTACATCCCTGCCATAATTTCTTTTGCCAAATCCACAGGATTTCTATATATAACATGTGTATACCGATCTGCCCTCTGAAGATTACTAGCATAATAAGATACATAAAACTGATCTATAGGAACAAACTCAGAACAAGGTCTTTTCATAGACGCATCATAGTAAACCTTTTTAAAGGCCGAACCTATTAACGGCAAATGGAAAAGCATCCTTTCAAACTCATCAAAGTATTCAGGCATTTGTTCCGTAAGCTGGTAGTTCATAAAGTTTTCTACCCGATTGGCCTGTTTTATTTTATCTATATTTTCATCACCCATTATCTGAGCTTTTACAGGACCACCTGGAGGAAACAATTCTTGTGAAGCTTTAGACTGAAACTTAACGGCAGACTCTATAAGAAGGGGATGGACTGCTGTACAGGCTCCTTCAAAAGGTTCAGCCGTAGTCTCTAGTTTAAGACCTAGAAGATCAAAACCTCTTTCAAACATAGATTCCCACTCTTCTCTGGAATCTTTATCTGCTGTATATTTTTCAATTACATCTGAAGATATTTCTGCCAGTAAATCATCGTCCAGCTTTTCAGATATATTTTCATACCAATTTTCTTCACCCTCAAAATTATTTTCATTAAAATCTACTGCAACAGTTTCTTCTGCAAAATTAACTGTAACACCTCCATCGTCCTCTACTTCAAAAGTAGGACCACTTGTTTCAGTTACTTGCAAGTCTGCCTGTCCCTTCATAGGAACAACATTCGTTGCTTGCTGCATTATAGACTGCATTTGTTCTAACGGATTTCTTTCAACTGCCATAATATATTCCTAATCCTTAGATAATCGGTTATTCCATAAAGCAAATAAAGATTTTGTTTTTTCATCCGTACTTGCCTTTAGAGCATCCAAGTCTGCCCTTAACTTAACAACTTGCGTATATGTATCTCTTTTATAAATATCATCCACATCTTTTCTTAATTCTGCTACGGCACTCTTTAGTTTGACAAACATAACGATTATGCCTACTATAGCTAAAACTTGAGGCCAATAAGCTGTAATCTGATCTGCCATGCCGATCCCCCATAATTTTATTCCTCTGTTGTTTCAATAGGCTTATCCCCTAATATTCTTTCACCATATCCTGCTGCCCTAAGAAAAATTCTAATTTCAGAGATTGGCCTCCACCAACCCATATGCGTCACAACATTCCCCCATCCGTAACCCGATACCATACTTGGTACGCCAATTACCTCATAGGTTCCACGTATAGACAAGACATATCCAGCCCCACCTGAATTACCAAAAATTATAGGGGCAGACGCTAGATATAGTGCATTACCTTCTAAGTCCCTACTATATCCTGATAGGAGTCCCATTGTTGGAAAAGGTGGTTTACCTAATCCTGCCCCTACTGCATAGACCTGGGAAAAAAGCCAAGGTCCATCATCTTCATTTTCAGGATATAATGTAGCTACATACGGCATTTCCCTTTCCGTATCTTCAATTTTAAGTAGGGCTAAATCCCTTCCTTTATCATAAGCTACAATATTTGCTATTCTTCCTACTGTTCCTACTGCCGTACTATAGTTATTATATTCCCATAGGTCTACATGTACAGGTCTTCTGGTTTCTTTTTCTATCCGTTCCTTTTTATCTGGATGCCATTCTTCCCTGACATTTATATTATTTCGTACAACATGCCAATTTGTCAGGACATAACTTTCATATTCATTTTCTTCATTTGTCTTAGAATATATAACCGTTCCGCTTCCTGATCCTGCTCTTCCTACCCTTACAAGAACTGTAGGATACAACATTTCAACATGTTCCTGCTTGGGAATTGTACCATAATCGGTAGAATTAGCAGTATTTACAAACGGGATACTTAGTCCCAAAGTTACAGCCAATGCCATAACCGCTAAAAAACGCATAATAATACTCCTTTTATTTTTATCTTATATTTTATTATACACCTAAACTTTCCAGTACGCAACTTTTTTTTCTCTTGGTGGATCTTCCCACTCTGGATCTTCTGGGTGAGACAATCTCCACGACTCCCTCATATAATGAATTGCCATTGTTAAAGCGTCTACCTGATCGTCATGGGCAGCATGTGGAAACTGTATTAATTCCTGTATTAAATCATCACCCCACTTTTTATTGGTAGGAATCCAGATCCTTCCTGCTTCAATCATAGGACTTGCTGCGTACACCCTTGCTACTTTATCCCTATCGGGGAGGTACTCCATGACAGGTAAGCCAGCCCTTCTCATGTCCTGAATTAGTGATTGCCCACTTGCCTTCTTTTCTATGATGCACACGTCTGGCCTGTGTTCTTCATACAGAAGCTGGGCCAATCGCCTAAGTTCAGGATACTCGTACCTCCCCTTCATATTCCCTAGTAATATAAGGTTTCCCTTATAGTCTTCTTCCCCACGATCTTCAACTTCATAGTTGCTGAATATCCCCCATGTTTGAATTACGCTAAAGTCAGCCGTTGTTTTTGTAGAGAAAGCCGTATCATAAGTTTGAATAATAAAATCACAGTAGGGAGGCTCGTCATACTCCCATTCCTGCAACCATCTCTTTTTAATTAACCCACCTTCTTCAGGTGTGGGGTTCTGCATATAGAGAGCTTCCCAATATCTAGAACCATTACTTGCCTTTATCTCTTCTTCATCAATTTTCAGGACTTCTTTTGTCTTCCATTCAGGAAAATAGGAACTACCTACAGGTAAATCCAGTAGCTCAGAAGCTTCTTCGTCCACCCATGCTGGAATCTTAACGACTTCCCAAGGAATTGTACCATATTCAGACATCTCCTGTTCTTGTTTCAATAACCACCCACACAAATCATCATAATGGTAGCGTGTATTAATAATAACTATGGAACCATTAGGCATAATACGTGTCCTCAAGCCAGCAGGATACCATTCCTTTACATATCTTCTACCAGCAGCAGAGAATGAGTCTTCTTCAGACATTACATCGTCTAATATGGCTATATGTGCGCCACGACCTGCTATCTGACTGCGAACTCCTGCTGCATAGTAGGTTCCACCCAAGTTTGTTTTCCATTTACCTGCTGCCCTTACGTCTGCCCGTAGAGACACAGCAGGAAATATATTAGAAAACTTGTCAGTATTTACAATATCCCTGACTGACCTGCCGAAATCACTAGATAATTGGTCACTATGAGAGACTGTCAGTATTTCATTCCTTGGATTCCTACCGATATACCAAGCAGGAAAGAGTTTTGAACAGATAACTGACTTAGATGAGCGAGGTGGTAGAAAGACCATAAGCCTTTTTAGTTCCCCTGACTCTAATTTTTGTAATTTATCGGAAATAATTTTGATATGCCTCCCCATCCTCCAATCATGTACCAGATCAGGAGCCACATATCTAACAAAAGACAAGAAATCAGTATTTGTCTTTGTAAGAACCCTACGCTTTAGTAAGTCATGTACACAAAGATAACCTTCTAACTTAGAAATAGTCTCTTCATTGACTGACTCTTGTTGATTTTCTTCCAACATCTTCCTTATATATTATAATAATATAATAATAATATTAATAATTAATTATAATAGTTATAACTGTTATGTAAACTATATAGTATTATAATAAATTATACAGTCTATATACCCCCTTGTCAAGTTTTTTTTTAATTTTTTTTATTTTGATGATAAACCCTTGATTTTAGCTAAGTATTTGAGGGGGTCTTTTTTTATATATATACACAGGCACATGTTTGGGGGTGGGGGCTACCCCGAAGGGGTATATATTTTTTGTGATAAAAATACAACAACTACGTTGTTGATATAAATTTGTGACATTTATGTAACAGCTATGCTGTTATTTTAGTTATCGAAGATAACTAGATCCTATTAACCTCTGGTTAATAGCTTACCCTAACTACTACTTAGCTTTCTGTGAAAGCAGTAGTTAGGGTAGAGGAGATTGGAGGGATTTGAGGGAAGGTTGTTGTATTTATACAACACTACAAGGTCTAAGTAGACCTTCCCCCAAAGTTTTCATCCCCTTTAAGGGAAGGTTGGTGTTGTAGCACAGCAACACAGTTGCTAAATTGCAACAGTTTACTGTTGTTTTTCAGCAACATACAGTCTTTCAGACTGTTGTACGGATGCAACACTTGCATGATGATTTGCTTTAGCAAATGACGAGACTTGACAAACCGATGACGATAACCTAATTAATATATCTATCTTGAACAAAGTGAAAGATAGATAGATTAATTAAATAAGGAAAGGGAACTGATTATGTCAGCTATTACAATAGCTCAAGACTATCTCGACAACACCTATGGTGAAAATAAATTCTTAGTTTTCACATCTATTGGATGTGAAGGGATTGATGTTCACGACAGTAACGGTAACTATCTAACTTGGTTTGATAACCAAGCCGAACTTGAAAGGGAGATGTCATAATGCTGGAAGCATTGGAATATACAGCAATCGTATTGGCTCCTGTCTTTTTAGGAGCTATCGCCTTTCTAATTGGTCTTGTGGTTTGTGAATACTTCACAAATCCA